GGTCGTTGTGTGGGGTGTGGGCTGGGCCGTTGTCGTGTGGGGTGGGTGGGGGGGGGGGGGGCTGGGGGGGGTGCTCTGTGGGGGTCTCGGTGGGGGTCTCCGTGGGGGTCTCCGTGGGGGTCTCGATTGGGCTCTCCGTTGGGGTCTCCGTTGGGGTCTCATCCGGGGTCTCCGTTGGGGTCTCATCCGGGGTCTCCGTTGGGGTCTCAGTCGGGGTCTCCGTTGGGGTCTCCGTTGGGGTCTCAGCTGAAGATTTTACAAAGATTTCGGGGGTTTCCTGGGGATAAAATTCACCAGGGTTCTCCATCGCTATTTCAGATATCTCCGTTTCGATTTCACTCAAAGATTCTATAGATGAATCATATTCATCCACCATAGTGTGTCTAGTAGAACGGTCCATCGCCTCAACATCCCGCTCAATATTTCTCAAAATATCCACCAAATCGAAATCGTATTCTGAAACTAAATCACATACATCCGATAATAATCTATGAAAAGGCGCAACAACATCAAAATAATCGATTTCACCATCACCATCCTCCGAAGAAGACGCAGAAATCCGCTTCAAAAATCCCTCATATTTCGTCAAAATATGAAAAACAACTAAATCATGAATATTAGCAACCTTACGGATATTATCCTTTATGACAGATAGCAAAATCCCATTCGAAACTTTTTGTTTTACCCTGTATTTTGCAACACATGTTTTACCAATAGTTCGAATAGTTTTCGTTGGTTTATGATATAAATGTGTTATCCTCTTTACTTGATGCCCACAAATACAATGTTGAAAATAATTCAAGTTCTCTGAAAAAACTATATGCCACTCATTCGGATTCATAAAAGGGTTCTCCATTTTCTTATAAATAATAATTACTTTTATATTGATATAAAACGATTTTGATTATTTTCCATATAAAATATGGGAAAGGTGAAATCACATACACCGAAATTGACGAAAAAGTTCTATCCATTTGTTTCGGTATGCACACCTACATTCAATCGCCGACCATTTATTCCCATCATGTTCTCTTGTTTCAATAACCAGACTTATCCTAAAGACCGTATGGAATGGATTATTGTAGATGATGGAACTGACCCCATCGAAGACTTGGTTTCATCCAGTGGAATTCAGAATATCCGATATTTCAAACAAGACCGCAAAATGGCCCTTGGAGAAAAGCGCAATTTTATGCATTCGAAAGTCAAGGGAACCATCGTTGTTTATATGGACGACGACGATTATTATCCGCCAGAACGTGTCCAACACGCTGTGGATACATTGACCAATAATAGAGAAGCTCTTTGTGCAGGCTCGAGTGAGATATATGTTTATTTTAAGCATATACATCAGATGTATCAATCGGGACCATATGGTCCTAATCATGCAACAGCAGGGACATTCGCTTTCAGAACAGAACTTTTGAAAACATGTAAATATGAAGATCACGCTGCATTGGCAGAAGAAAAACATTTCTTGAAAAATTATACGGTTCCTTTTGCTCAATTAGACCCCTTAAAAACCATTCTGGTGTTCTCACATGAACACAATACATTTGATAAACGCAAATTGTTAGAGAACCAGAATGAACAATATTTCAAACCTAGTCCGAGGTCTGTGGATGAATTTATTCGCCGAACGGATGAAGCCCATATCAAGCAATTCTTTATGACAGATATCGATGGGCTTTTGGCAAATTATGCACCAGGAGAACCTGCTATGAAACCCGATGTTCTCAAACAAATAAAAGAAATAGAAGAAGAACGAGCAAAAATGACGCAACAAACCATTATGATTAATGAACCAGGAAAACCGCCAAGACCTATGACAAACAACGAAGTTGTTATGATTGTAAATCAACAAAATGAACAATTGAGAACTTTAACAGAAAAGAATCAAGAATTGGAAACGATGGTGGCGAATTTACAAAAGAAAATTGCCAGTATGAACCAGACATCTCCTATAGAACCTTCTTTGGAAAGTCTTTCTCCTACGATTACATCTACACCTACATCTACACCTACATCTACACCTACATCTACACCTTCTTTTGTTGATACATTATTATCAAAAATAAAAGATTTGGAGAACCAATTGAGTTCTCAACAATCCGACCCTCTACCTCCATCTTCTCCATTACCCTCTCCTTCTTCACTTTTACAAAGAATTGAAGAATTAGAAATACAAAACCGTCTATTACTTCAACGTCTCCAAACTGCTTCTTTACCTACTCCTCAAATACCTGTATCAAAATCCATTCCGCAAACACCTCCTCCTATGCCTTCTAAACCAAAATCCAAATCTATGCCAGAAGTAAATGTAAGTATTCTATAAAACTGCTGGTTCTTCGCCACCTTTTTTCGAGAACATATTCGGTATGGTTGGTATGCTATTCTTCAAACTATCATAATTCGCTTTTGCCGATGCCTTCATAATTTCTGACGCAGTAACATCCGTTGATGAATTTCTATTGTCGGGTCTTTTGAAAGTATCCTTGGCGCTATCCTTAAATTCTTTGGCTTTTGAAATCACAGAATTTATTCCCTCATTCAATTTATCTTTATATTCCCCCATTTTATTTATAAATCCAGCCAAAGCAGATGGTTTGAACATTCCCGCCGTTTTTGTATTGAATTCCTGAATGAAAGCTTTATTGATAGAATCACTCTTCATAATTGTCTTTAGGACACTATTCTTGCTTTCCCTTTCAATTGCATCCGGCTCATTACATGCATAATCAAACCGCTTGTCTCTATTATCATCATCTTGTTCTTTATAAGCTCTTACTACATCCGGCATTTGGAATTTGAATTTATATGCACACCACAATCCAATAATGACTAGCAAAATACCATACACAATTATCATAAAGGATTTAACAGCCAGATTGTTTGCTGTTGTATCTTTTTTAGAGGACATATTGGGGTCTTTTGGTGGCGCTGGTGCCGGCATATCTCGGAACTTTTTCATTCCTTTCAATAAATTATGAATAATAATAAACTCTGTTAAAAAATAAATACCGAAGAAAAATAACGATTTGACAGAATATTTAAACATATCATCCTTGTCATTGTCACAAAGTTTGGTATACATAACACGATGAATGAGGTCAATCTTGTCACCTGGTCCTTGAATAGGTGTGGCAAATGTCGTTAAACCGAAAATTGATACCCAGGCAAAATAGACCAATGTAATAAACATTGAGAACGTAGTCAATCCTATAGATATAATGTATTTGAATACCCAGAAAAGAATAGCCGATATCCACTTTATGACTGTCATTAGAGCCCCCGCTGGAATAAATAACCATTCCTTCCAGGTTTTCTTTTCTGTCATTGATGCAAAAGCACCCGATATTCCAGATTTCATTTTTGAGAACATCCCTGGTTTTTTACCATCTGGTCCTGGTGGAAGAGGAGGCGCCCCTCCAGATACGCCGGCATCTCCTTGAACCGGGGGTGATGGTTCAGTTCCGCCAGTAGTAGTAGGATTATCATCTCCAAATAATCGGATATCAGCAAAATCTTTCAAAAATGTCAATCCAAAGAAAATCGTAATAATCGTCTTTGTAAGACTTTGAAGGGTAAATCCACTCATTAATTCGACATCAGGCACATTTAAATATAATAATCCATACATGACACTCAGAATTTTTGCCCCATAACTCTGTAAAAATACATATACATGCGAGACTGTCCAAAAGAAAAATACATACGGAACTTGGTCTTTTACTACTCCAAATAATGGCATACTCTTTCTGAAAAATGCTTTGAATGCATTCAATAATGTATATAACATTTTAACAGGTTTGAATATGAATTCGAAAAAATAATTCAGTTTCCCCTTTTCTACTGAATGAAATAATGCCTCCCAATCAGGAAAAATCGGCGTGAAACATCCTCCCTTCTCTCCCGGTGTGCAACTATGAATATATATATTTTTTCCATTTTCATCCGTCTTCTTTTGCTCGCTATAACAATCCTTAAAAAAGAACATATAATAAGCATTGTAAATGATATACACCATAATTGGCACTGATAACATCCGATATATTTCATTCTTTATGACTTTCGCGTATTTATTTGCCTCTTTTTGTGTATTCTGGTTCTCTTGTTCGCATTCTGTCAATCCTTTCGGAATATAATAGGCAACCATTACAGGATCCACCTCAATTGGGGGAATGACAATGTCTTCTTCAGATGTTCCCAAAATATATTCTATTAGAAGAGGCCCCGTTATTTCATTCGCCGGTATTGGTGGAAAAACGATGACACCATCCATCGGCATTGCATGAATACCATCTGCAATTATGTTTGTGATACGTGTATTAATTTGTATAGCAAACATATCGACAAGACCATATACGATTTGTGGTGATAGGTCGATATAAGGCGAAGCCTCTTCAATCAATCCTATTGGACTAACAGAAGACACTGCCAAATTATATATATTCGTCAGGCTATTGTCCTGTTGCAAACAAATAAAAAACAAATGATTGAATAAAGCCACTTCATATGGAGTCATAAAGATGCCATATACTCGGTATTTCTGGAATTCGACCGCGTTTATATATTTGATATATGTTGCACAAATCCTGGATTGTATCGTCGGATATGTTAGGGTTCCTCCTACACCTTGTTTTGCATATGCAATAAAAGAATAATATTGGACGATATAATCAATATAAGACAAAATAGGAGCCGTTTGAGTTGCGGTCAAATCAACTGAAAACGCATAATTTGCATCTACAGTAGTTCTTTTTGACGATTGGGGGGGTGGGGTTGCTGGTGTATTGACCGTATTCAAAAACGAATTCAATGATGTGATGAACCCCGGTGCGCTTATATCATTAAATAAGGTTTCAAAACCAGACATATTGATTGGATAAGGGAAATACTGGACATTTAGTGGATAAAATACGAAATCATGGTTTGATGATTGCTTAAATCCGAATCTCGCTTTTTCTTTCAAAAAGGCTTGATATCCTGCATCTGTATTTGGATATGTCTGTTTCGGTAAGGCCGCCGAAATTTGCTGGATTTTTAGGATGAATTGTTGGTCATTCAACTGATTGTCGAATTCATTATTGAATTCGAAAAGTTGTTCAGCGGTTGGATTGGCTCCTAGAGATGCTTCATATTTATTCAATTCCGAAATATAGAAATTGGCAAGGGCTGTCATGTCTTGGATTTTCGGATGGGTTTTCATAAAGGATTCAATTGTGGTTAATAAATTGGGAGTATCGGTCATTGAAAACCCCTCCTTTATGATTTTGGAAGCATAACTCGTATTTTGTTTGAGAAAATCTAGACTAGGTGCTGGAGGCGAATTCGTCAAAATATTCAATTGGTCACTTGCCCAAGTGAAACCGGATAAAGCGGATGCCGAACCACTTGTCGAAGAAGATGACCCATCTGGATTGCAATTGGCTTGTCCCAACATCATAACCAACAATTCTTGAAGAAACTCTTCTAGACCTTTATCTGCCTTTTTTAATGGATCCCCGAATTTTGCAAAGAATTCTTCTATTTTGGTTATTAAATCCGAGAACCCAGGAATTGATATATTTCTTTTTACATTTACGAAATAATCACCACCGAATATATCAAATCCTTCAACGATATTGTTATTATTATCTTCTGTATGACTATTCCATTTCGTTCCCATTATATATTATAATATATAATTATACTATCTCGCATATAGCATACCGCAGTTACCACCCACAAATGATAATATATTGTATCGTTCTTCAAATACCTTCATATTATAATTGTATTCGAATAATTGCCAGTTGTTTTTACTGATGACAATCGGATTTCCGGTTGAATCCGTTAAAATATTATATTGCGAATTCTGAATATCATAAGGTGGCACATAGGTTGTAACTTCTAATTCAATGGTTCTAAATTTGCTCGAATTGATGGCACCTGATGGTTGGTATTCAAAAGGGTCCGTGTTCAAACAGAAATTGTAGCAATAAAGACCTTCTTTCGCTGACCCACGGGTTCTCACATATTTTTCTACAAGACTAAAAACACCTGATTCCAAAACATTCTCGCGATAATCTCCATTGAGAACTATAGCCATAGTTTCCAATATTTCTTTTTGATTTTGAACGGCTAAAGGTCCTGTTATGAAAATACCCGTGCTTAGTTGATAGGATGGATTATCCGGGTTCTGACCTGGAGCAATGACCTCATTCCCATAAGGGTCTTGACTATTATTCGGTGCTATTTGAATATCTTGTGGCAGATTATTATACGGCCAATTCGTATAATTCGACCATTCATTTCGCATATTCACATCGTTTCTTTGGAAATACATCATCCAATTCGCAATCATTCCTGAAGATGTCAATTGGACTTTTTGAGAACCTGTAACATTATTAAATGTATATTCGAAAACATCTTTCACTAAATAGACTTGGTCTTCGGCCGCAAAACGACGACTTTCTTCACCTGTCAAAAAGCAATATGTAGAAAGAAGATGTATATCTGCATTCCATGTATTGTTTGTTAATGGCCATGGATAATTTACTGGATCAGAGAGGTCATATACCGGTGTCTGAAGAAATTGATACATGTTGAATTGTGGTTGATTAAAATCCGGTTGGACATAAGGGAAATTATTTGCCGTGTCAAAAACATCACGCACTTGGAATAGTTCTTGTATAGGACGCATTGTAACTGTCACATAGAGTTCATTATATTGTAGAGATATCATTGGGAATGCACAACGACTATCTAATGTGAACCATGTATTAATGGGAATATATAGTGTTGTTCCTCTAATGGATGGCTCCGCCGTTCCTCCTGGACCTGCATAATACGCCGATGGATAAGTATTCTGTCTGCTGTAAGCATTGGCCGGGTCATTTATTTCGGGAATATTTCCCGTCATTTTATCGAAAAGGTCTTTCTTTTCAGCGGAAAAATCGCGCTCGACCATGGCTCGTAGGTATTCACCAGAATATTTCTGGATAGTTTGAGAACCACATGTGATAGTTATTTCAGAAATCATATTTGTTCCTAATTCACGGATCCATCGGAAATCATAGGGTGCCCATATATTGGTGGTTTGCTGACAAGGATTATAAATAGGACTCCAAATAGTAGGTAGATTGATAACCAAATAAGTATCCATTAGCAATTCGGCATATCTAGGCATCTTAAAGGTAAATGTTGAAGGGTCTGTTAGCCTCAAATCCCTTAAACCGTCATAATCAATACGGAATTTTTGAAGACCGAAATTCGTATATTTGGCATATGTCACACGGAAAAAGGTTTTTGTAGGATTTCCTGTTAAAATGACATTGTTATTTCCTGTTGAGATTAAATTTAGTAAGCCTCCTGCCATTTATATTTTTGTATATACATATATTTTATTTTTTGCCTGTATATTATTTTATTTGCTTTTTGTATATGGGGTTAAGTCTTTATCGGGGATTAGGCCATATAGGCCTTTATCGCAAAATAGCTATTACCATCATCATTCTTATATTTGTATATATCATCTATAGACTACTTCAAAAACGTCATGAAATTATTCAACAATCATCTTCAAAAACCATTGAAGGATTTACTCCTACTGACTCAAATGTTCTCGCTATTCAAAAATCAAATACTATAAATCCAAATATTGAGAACATGCCCGCTAATTTTTATTCCAAACCATTGAACCATTTTTATATTATGTCAGCTTATGGTGGCGCGTTTGATGGATATGATACTTGTGATGATATGATGCTTTATACATTATCTTTGGGATATCGGTATGTATTTATCAATGTGTTTTTTGACGTTGTTAATAATCCATTGAATAAAACTGTTACAACTAGTCCTACAGCTATGGTTGGGTTCTCTTCTTTATATTCTCCTATGGATAACATTGCTGGCAATACCATTGCTTTGAGCGATTTGATTGATCTTCTTACACAAAACGCATTTTCAAGTCCTTATTCGCCCAATCCGAATGACCCATTCTTTTTACATATTTTACCTGCCTATAAGACAGGTCAAGCCAAAGATGAAACGACAAAACAACAGAATAAAGGATATAATACCCAATTGAATTCGCAAATTGAACAAGCATTATCCCTTTTACAAAATACTAATCGTTCCTCTGGTAAGATTAATGCACAGACCCCTTTGTCCAAAATACAAGGTCAATTAGTAATCGTTATGGATGGGGCTTCTACTGCTGGTAATATGACAACTAACCTACAGAACATGATTGGATTAAATATTCCTACATCATCCTTTATGATGGCTTCGACTTTCCAAAATAGTTCTTCTGATACATCTAATGGATTAAATATCGTGTTGCCTTTCGATGAGAACGGCTCGGTTCTCAATTCTATACCTCCTTATAATGAATTATTTCTCAAAAACAAATTGAATATAACTCCTGTTTTGCCATGGGAGCCACAATTTATCTTCTCAATGTCCTCATTGGGTCCATCTAATTTGGGTGAATATGTGAAAATGTTTTATACTGAAGGCAATACGGCGTTCATTCCATTGTCATAAAGGTTCTCAATTATTTGTCAAAAAGAAGTATTATAACCTCTTCTTGAGAACATTATATT